AGCTGAAATATCAAAATTAAAAGAGTTTAGAGACTCGCAAGCTTTAACAAATGAAGAATATGTAAATCAAACAGAAAAAATTAACGATTTAATTTCCAAACTAAAAGAACTTCAAAAAATATATAATACAATAGCACAATTGCGCGATATAAACAGCGGGCAAACACAGGATATTGCATTTAATTTAGAAACTTCAGGAAATTTACAAGATGAAATACAAGCGCAAAATGAAGCATTAGAAAATAGCTCAAAAGTTTTAAAAAAATATAAGGAAGATATAAATTTATTTTTAGATACATTTTCTAATGATATTATACAAAATAGCGGATTTCAAACCACATTCGATATACTTAACGACAATATTACAGGATTTGGCGATAATTTCGCAGTTACATTTAATGCAATTGCCGAAAGTGCGCAAGAAGTATTTTCTTTTATAAGTCAGGCTTCCAATAATTCATTTAACCAAAGAATAGAACAACTTAACCAGCAAAAAGAAATAGCAATAGCTTTTGCAGGAGAAAGCACAGCAGCGCGCGAAAGAATAGAAACAGAATACGAAGAAAGAAGAAAGCAAATAGAAAACGAGCGAGCTAAAAAACAAAAAGACATTGCATTATTTAATATTCTAGTAGATACCGCACAAGGTATAGTTTCAACTATTGGAAATGTTGGTTTCCCTGCGGCTATTCCATTAATAGCTACTATAGCAGCTATAGGGGCAGCTCAAGCGGCTTTTGTTTCTTCTCAAAAAATACCTCAATTTAAAGATGGTCATTTAGCAGGTACACATACAGGATTAGCATTAGTAAACGATGGGGGTCGCGATGAATTTTTAGAACGCGATGGAAGAATATCAAGAATAAAAGGTCGAAATGTATTTCTTAACCAGCAAAAAGGTGATAAAATACACAAATCAGAAAGTAGCATGTTAGAAAACTTCAACAAAGAATTAAACGGCGAACTTATGAAAAACAATATTTACGCTATATCTTCTCCACAACCACAAATAAACGTTGTAAATAAAGGAATTACAAAAGGTGAAATGCAAAGCGTTTTAAGGCAAGAACTTGGTAGGAATACATCTACTACAGTTATTGACAAAAAAGGGTGGACACAGTACAACGTAAAAGGAATGAAAAAAGCAACAAGTTTAAACAATAAGGTAATATTTAAATCAAGTAGTGTATAACGAGCCTTTAAATATCGAAAACAATGTAAAACTATTTCTAAATTTTATTAGTGATGGCAGCGGTATTATTCAAATAGAAGAAACGCAAGGATTTGACGCTTTAAATTTTGTACTACAACAAGAAAGTAAACGCTACGGGCGCGATGTTATATTTGGAGATACTGAACTAACATTTTACAAAACAACAAACTTTGAAGCTTTTGAAAAACTAATTGAATTTGACAAAATATATGGTTTTGAATCAGAAGTACAATTTATTGTACAAGTAGATGGAATTAATTTTGTGCATGGTGAATTAGAATTTCAAGATGTTGTAACAGATGGTAAAACAACATTTACTATAAAAGTTTTACAAAACTCTAACGAAGCTAAAATAAAGCGGAAAAAAGATATTAAAATAGATTTGTTTGCTTCTGATGATTTAGAAGGAAATGCTATATCACCTGTGCAAACTCATAATATCCTTTTAAAAGCAAAGCCAGTTACGCAGGTTTCTAAATGGTTAAAGACTGATTTTTCTATATATACAGGTGTTTCTTTTTCTTTAAATGGACTTTTTCAAAACCCACTAAGAAACATACAGACATACGGTGTAGAAGATACATTAACGCCATTAGAATCATTTACAGAAGCAAATAACGATCAAATGAGTAATTCAGATGTTTTTAAAATTTTGGACGCTCAAAACGATTTAGTTAACAATCAAATTACATTTGAAGATATAAAAATAAAATATCAAGTTCCAAACGGTGAACCATTTGAAAATATTGGCAGTTGGTTACTTGGTGAAGTTGAGATAGAGTTTTTAGTTTACATAGGATTAGAACCTGCACCGAATGTATTTTCAGCAGGTTTTGAGCTAGATTTTACATACGAATACACGGGAACATTTAACAATAACATAGGTTTAATAGATGAATATTTAGTAACAATAACAAATGTTACTTATAATTTACCTGTTATAGGCAGAAATATTGGTTTATGGGGTGTTTTTAATATGGGTAGAATATTTACTACTATGGAGTGGGTAAGTGGTTCGTTAACAATTACAAGCACCGCAAACGGTATTGATTCTGTAATTACTGCTGTACGTTTAAATGACGCACAAAAACAAGTAGTAAAATCAATTAACGGAAATCCTGTAAATGCACCAGATTTTGAAAGTATAGGAACTCATTATAATAATTTTATTTTTAGCGGAAAACTTGCAAGACAAAGAACAGACGAACCTTTTCAAATTGCATTTAAAGACATTGAAAACCATTTACAAGAATTAAATTACGACTATCAAAGCAATGAAAATGAAGTTGATATGTTATATTATGGCGACTATTACAGCAACGAAGAAGCTATAGCATGGGGAAATATACCTTTTGAAGATTTTGAAATAACATACAACGAAAGATATTTGCTGAACGAATTTAGTTACAAATACAAATCATACGAGCAAGACAAAGACGAAAAAAATACTATTGATGCGGTACATACTGAAACACAGTATTTAATTCCAAACAACAAAGTACAGAATAAAAAAGATGTTCAAATAGATTTTATCCGTGATCCTTTTAAAATAGAATTTTTAAGGGTAAGAAATACACAAAGCGACGGAACAACCTCTTTAAATGGTGATGATGAAACTTTTATTTTAGATTGTATAGAATTAGCACCAAACACAACCCGTACAATAACAGCTTTATTTATTCATAATATTGATGAAAACGAAAATGTACAACTATTAAATGATGGTACTTTTAATTGGACTTTGTTAGGTTTTAATGTAGGAGCAGAATTTGAAATATCAGCAGGTTTAAATATTGGAAATTATATTGTTGATTCAATTACATTTAACATAGTAACTTTGACTCCTATTTCATTTACTCCTAATTTAACGGGTGAATCATTAACTACTGTAAACTATTTAATTAACAACGTACAATACACTAATAGGACAAACGAAGGATTTACAAATATACAGGGAATAGAAAACCCAAATGAATACTCAAACCTTATTTATACAATTCGTAGAAATATAGAACTATGGAAACCGTATTTAAGCACAGCAATGCTCTATAATCAAAGAGACATAAGTAATACTTTATTTGTAAACAACCCTAATTTAATTACAACTAAAACAGGTGATAATCCAATTATTGAAAAAAGTAATATAGAAAAAGTAAATCTTAACAACGCTATTTTATCGCCTAAAAAGTTAAACACAACTATTACAGGTGTAAGTTTTTATGATTTTCAAACAATTTTAAACGAAATTAGAATTAATAAAAAATTTATAAGAGTAGCTGACACTAATAACAGACTTTTAAAGGTTCATCCAATTAATTTAAGTTTTTCATGGAAATACAACACGCTAGAGATTGAAGCAGAAATAAGACTAGAAAGTGAATTTGTAGAAATTAATAATTTAGGAAATATTATTGAAGTAAATCAGACAGGATATGAAAAAAACAGAATTTACCCTTTTGAATTAGTTACAAATGATAACTTTATTCAGATATTTGATAACAATTTTGTACCTTTAATAAATAAAACTAGATACGATTTTGTTAAAATAAACGGATTGACTTACAATTCGATAGATGAATTAGCAATTGCAATGGAACAATTATGAGAGATTACAGTTTTATAAGATTATTAGATAATTTTAGCAGGGCAAAAAACTTAAATGAAAGCCCTGTAGCTGAACAAATCTTTAATACGCAAGTTCATCTATTGCCTTTTAGTGAAACATACCTACAAATCACTAATACACCTCAAGGAATTAGTTTTCAAAGTAATTACATAGCTAGTCTTGTAGACTGTTCAAACAATGTTATTGAAGATATAACAAAACACTTATTTATTAGTGAATTTACAAGCTACACAGGATTACAACAAATAGCTTTTGAAATTGTAAACCTTCCAACAGATCACGGGTATAAAATTTTATATTTAAGATTGGAAAGTGCCACAAACTCAAATTATGTATTTTGGTCTTCTCCTTTTATTGTTACAGTAGATTCAAAAAAATATACTACTAGGCATGATTATTGGTCAAACTACAATTATAAAGGTATTGACTACGTAAATAGTGGCTTTAAACAATCTATTAGATTAAATACATTCTATAATCAACCTATTGATGAAATAGACATTGAAGCATATACACAAATAACTACAGGTCGGACAGTTCCTTCTAGGTCAATTATTAAAGAATACGATCAATATTTCGTAGAAAATTTTAACGGTTATAATTTAAGAAGATTAAATGTACTTCTTACTCACAACAATGTATATACAGATTGCGTACAATCAAACTATTTTGAGCCTTTAGAATTTACTGAGCGTATAGAACTATCAAATCTTATTGAAACATCTTATTTACTTAGTTTAAATGAATCTGATACGATAGAATTTGAATTTCAAATTTATGAAGGAGTAGAGCCTATAAGTTTTACGCCTAATAATAGTTATACGACTGGAAATTTACCTACTGCAATAGTAGTATTTAATCAAAATATAATTATTGAAACGGGAGAAATAAAACTGTTTAATTCATCAAATATATTATTACAAACATGGAATCAAAATGATTTGTCTTTTGTTGGTTCTCAAAGCTTTCAAATAAATGACGATTTAAACAATTATGCAATAGCTAATGACGATTATTATTTTTTTATAGATAACACATTAATAAAGTCAACAGCAAATGTATTTTATCAAGGAATACAAAATGACCGTGAAACATGGAATTTCACCATAGGGGATGCAGATTTTAACAGTACAGACTTTAACAATTCAGATTTTTTAACATAATGTCAACAAAAAACGAAATACAAACACAAATAAATATTATAAATGATGGCGGTGCAAACACAGCAGCCGAAGTTAGGAGTGTTTTAGGTACAAATGCTAACAGTTTATTAGAAGCTATTTATGCAAGTCCCGTAGAAGAATCACACACAGTAAATAGCGTAACAATTCCAGTTACAGCAGGATTTGAGTATCAAACTAAAATAACAAAAATAGGTAGACGTATAACTATAGATTTAAACGTTGTTAACACTAGCGGCGGTTTTCTTTCTGGTACAATTTTCCAAATAACAAATGTAAGTGGGAATCAATATTTGTCTGAACTTTCACAGGTTGTTAATTACAATCTTTATGATAATGCAGGTAATATTGTAATAACAAGCATTAGTTCGTCAGCAACAGAAACAAATATTGTATTAAATACAATTCCAAATAACACATCATTTAAAGGAATAATAACATATAACGCAGCAAACTAATGGCAACAGCAGAAAAAATACAAGTACAAAATAGTACCTACGCAGACAATCTTGCTACAAGCTTTTCAATGTTTGATAGTTCGTATAGTTGGTCGGTTTCTTCTGGTTCTGGAAACGGAACACACGATACACAATTTAAGTTTGCAGGTCAAAGAAGTTTGAAAATAGTTAATACAGATGTTCAGAATAGCGATTTAGTAATAAATAGCGGAACACAAACACAATTTAATATAGATACTACTGGGAATTATTTATTTTCGTGGTATGCTTTTGCAAATAGTGTAAGCGGAACTAGCGCAATAAATGCAACAGTACAAATATTTATATCAGGAGTTCCAACGGATTACGATTTTACTATTACAGACACGGAAGAATACGACACATGGAACAGATACACGCAATTGATACAACTTAGCGCAGGAGATAAAATAACATTTAATGTAAAACTAAAACAAAACGCTGCAAGTTCTACTACTTCACAAACATTTTATTTAGATGGCTTTATGTGTAGTTTAGACGACAGAAATTTAAACTACCCGCCAAGATTTCAGTATCCTATTGTTGAAGATGTTTCAATCGAAAATTTACAAAACAGAATTATAGTTACGCAAGATAATGTCTCTACTACTTTAGGTGGGACTATAGATAGCACTAAACAGTATTTTATAGATGGAACTATAGATATGACAGGGGTTACAATAACAGTTCCAAGTGCAGGTATATTTATAAAAGGTTATAATCTTGATTTATCAGAATTAATATGTAGTGATAATCTATATTCTATGTTTATAGGTGTAACTGCTGGAAATGTTTTTATACAAGATTTATCTTTAGAAGTTAATGGAACAAATTCGCAAGTTTTTAATTTAACTAATAGTAGCGGAGTATCTACGGTTGAATTAGTAAGGGTGAATTTTAATAATTGTACTGCAATAGGCGAATTAAATGGATATAGACAAGCATTAGAAACAAATACTGGTAGATTTGGTGGAACTCCTGAAATGACACTAAGCGGTACATGGTTGGGCGGTTATGTTATTAAAACTTCAATTGTAAGAAATTTAACAGATGGTGCTTATACTTTGTTTAAATCGGGGACATCATTTAGTATGAATAGCAGATTTAGTACTAATCAAAATATAGATTTACCTGCTTCTGCTTCTTTTTTAGATTTTTCGTCTAGTAATTTTGTAAATCCTTCAACATTACAAATTAATAATGCATTAATTTCAAGAAATGGCGTTTTTAATTCAACCGATACAAACATTACACCAAATATTACTCAAGCGGATTTAAAATCAGCATGGTCAAACAATATAGGTTTACAAAATACATTTGAAGGTGGCAAGTTATTTGTTTCAAGTAAAAATCAAACAAACATACCTTCAGGATCAACATACGTATTATTAGATGCTGTATGGTCTACTAGCAATTTAGAACATTTTGATAGTCCTAATTCTGGACAATTAAGGCATTTAGGAAATAGTCCAAGAGAATATAAATGCACAGTTAATTTTACAATAGAATCAACACCAAATAACGATATAGGAATAAGATTAAGAAAATTTGATGCTTCTAGTTCTACATTTATAGATTTTCCTGAAAAAAGAAGACAAGTTAATAGTCTTACAGGTGGTAGAGATGTAGCGTTTTTTAACTTTACATTTAATGTAA